AGAGATGTCCCCTCGGTATCTTTGATTCCTCTTAGCTCAATAACATACTGATTGTTTTCGACAAGAAGAGGAAACCCTGTGTCTTGTCCGACTCCTGCAGTTTCGCCATTTCCAGAAACGACTGTAAAAGGAATAAGATTTGTAAAAGGAATAACGTTTAATGCTGTGCCAATATTAACCTGCCAGTAGGCATACCAAGTCCCAACTTGCGCAGTTCCGGCAGGGGTGTAGCTATATTCGTATTCTCCTAGCTGAACAGGAGCACCTGGGCTTGTAGGTGCAACAATAGCATCTGCAGTTGTTACTCCAGGCAAACCTGGCTTCTTACCATAAGGATAGATAGAAACAAGTGGATCTAAACCATTGGTTAGGAATCCATTTATATCTCTTACCTGAGAGGTAATCTTTAAAGATTCTCCTTGTTTAACAGTAAGCATATTATTCCCTTGTTATATTAATAATGAGTTTTTTGCCACTAACTATCCAAGAGTAGCCAACGTCAATAGGGTCTTGGTTCTGATCAATTTCATTTCTAAACAATCTGACCGTATCTGCTGTGATTGATGTTGGATCTAGATTCTTATTAAAAGTAAAAATAATCTGTTTAGTATTTAAAGATATATTACTTGCACCGTATTCAGGCTCAATTTTAATTAATTGAAATTCAGTTTGAGCAGAAAGAACTTCCTCTGCAGAAGGAGCAGTTAAGCCAATCGGACTTTGAGAAACTGTTGTAGGTAACTCTTTTACCTGATCAGCTGCTGTTTCAAAATCAACCTTATAAGTATTACCTAAATACTCTACTGGCTTAAGATTAATTGTCCAAATATCTCCTGCAGTAAAAGCAGCATTGTCGCCACCTAAAAACTCTAAATAGATTTCTGCATTAGTCGCAATTTTATTTCTACCTGATAGTGGCAGAAGAGTATGGGTAATAGACGGTGAGCTATCGTAATGCCATTCAGCTTTACACGTAGTTGACGTTCCAGTCTTTGTAATAATTAAGACTATTGTGTTGTTAGTTGTACCGGTATAGTTTCCAAGCGCTCTTATAATTCCAGAAGAATTAACCGAGTTGGTAACGTCAGGCTCGGCATCATATACACTGCGAGAACCAAGATAGCTCCAGCTATCACCAGGAAGACTAGACCCACTAATTAGAAGTCTATATTGAGTTTTCTCTTGTAAGAAACTTTTTGGACGAATTAGAAGTCTTGATCTTATGTCTATATCGTACGAGAAACTATTCTGATCAGCTAAGACTTCTCCTTCTTCATCACATTTTAAGATCTCTATCTCAATAGGGATTTCTCCCTTTAAATGCAAAGACTCTAAAGCTTTTGCAAAGTTGGCTTCAGTAGAAAGCCGATAGAGCTTTTCTTCAAAGTCAACACCTGTGACTACTTGCGTATCTGGCCCAACTAGACTAACACTATTCTCAACAAGAAATTCAGAAATTTCTCTATCAAATAGAATTGATATCTTTTCTCCAGTAGGGAAAGATGTGAATCCATCAGGCGGGGTAATAGCTGTAATGTTAGGAGCGGCCATTATTCTTTATACTCCTCGAAAGTGTAAGACTCTAAAGTACATTCTACTTCACAACCAGTAACCAGAGTAATCTCTTGTGTCTCCAGACTCTCCGCCTCTATAGTGTAATCTTCATCTTGCATCATTGCTTGATGTTCTTCAAAAGATAACCTTCTGAATAGTGCATCCATATCCTTCTGAGAAGTAATATTTACAAGGGCGCGGGCGACTTTATCTTCTAAGCTCATATCTACTCCTAGTAATTAATATCTAGATACGGACATTATAACAAAAGAAAGCCCCCAGGCCTTTCGACCCAGGGGCTTTTTATCTAATAGGTAATATTACCTAGTGGTTAATTAGTAACCAACGATTGGCTTAGTACCAGGAACAACAGGAAGGAAGTTAGCAGCACCTGTAGGATCGTAGACAGGACGTGCAACTTCAGGAGAGTAGTAGTTCTGATCGCAGAAGATGTTCTTAAGCGTAATTGAACCCTGACCTTCGTTGTACATAAAGATACCCCACTTCTCTGACCACTTCATCTTGAAGGTCTCAAAGTACTTGTCTTCCCACTCGTCAGCCACAATGCCTGAACCAACAATAAGAGCACCAAGAGCCTTGCTATCGCAAAGAACGATATCGGTAAGCTTAGTAGCAGGATCGTAGGGCATGAAGCGCGAAGTCACAATGCGGAGACCAAACGGAAGACCAAGAGGAAGCTGAGGAGCAGCTGTAATGGCGTTAACGTTGAAATCCTTAAGCGTGGGCGAAGAACCATCGGGACCAGCACCAAGCTGGCCGCGTGAATAGCCCTTTGAAAGAACACCCTTAACGGCGTCAGGAACACCGCTAACATTAGCAGCCGAACCCGAGTAGCCACCAAAGAGATTGCCGCTGCCGCTCTGCATAGCAAATGCACGAAGAACGGGGTCGCGTACAAACATAAGGTATGTAAGAGGATGGCAGATTAGAGTATCAGGCGTAAAACCTCTCTGAATGAGAAGGTGATATGCATTGAAGATGTCATCCATGGTAAGAGTACCATTGGTTCTCATCGCAATGTCACGACCAGTCGTGATACCGAGAGCCGACTGAGTAGGATTGACGTTGTCAAACGCAGGAACGCTGATGTTTGTAATGTGCTTGGCGATTTCAGTCTCCTTGCGGCGAGCGAAAGCGCGACCAGCTTCACGAGCAAGGTAACCAAGGAGATTCCAGTTGGAAGCCTTGATAGCCTCTTGCGTGAGGGAGATCATAACACCCCACTTATCAATAGCAGCCGTAGCCATGCCACCACCAGTGGTCACACGCTCTTCGCGGTAACCTTCAAGCTCAGTGACCTTATGGACAGTGAAAGCTGAAAGGGCAGGAAGACGGAACTCAGTAATACCATCCGGCGCAGGAATTGTATCAAGGAGTGGGGTAAGGTTCATCATGGGCTCCATGGGCTCCATCATGATCTCAACAATCGAGTGCTTAACCCAAGGACCAAGCTCAGCAGATGTAATCGCGTCATCAATTGAAAGACGTGAGTCGCTGGTGCGCTCGGAACCTGGGAGCCAACCATTGTTCTTGATCAAAGATGTAAGCTCACTCTGATCAGCAATTTCTAGATTCTTAAACTTTAGTACTCTTGACATTTTTGTTTCTCCTTAATTGAGATTAATTATAGTAGTACGCGAACAATGGCAGCAAACTGACCACCGAGTGACTGGTGGATTTCAGCAGGATGACCGTCATTGGCAGAACCAGGAGTACGATCACCGAGTAAAACGCCTTCATAGTCATGGAAGGTCTTAACGGTGGCTAGATCAGCCTTAGGTGAACGGTCAAGCGTATAGCACTTACCAACAATGTCCTCTGGACGATGGTAAGCTGTTGAAACATAAGCAGTAGCAAGCACAGTCGCAGCATCATTAGCATCACTGGCATTGGAACCGTCAGTAGCCTCCACTGAAGTCTCGTCAGGACGAGCAATGTAAGGAACAAAGTTAGAATACTTATCATAGGTGAGATAATCACCAGGATTAACAGAGGCACCAACAGCAGCAAAGACCTTGCGTGGCATGGAAGCATCAGCATGGCCGCTTTGAAGAGTTGGAAGGAATGAGAAAGTAATCTCATCTGCGGAAACACCTGAAACAAGACCTGAACCAGTTAAGGTGGTACCGTTGTCTGAGTGGAGGAAAAGAATACCAAGGGCACGATCAAGGAACCAGTCACCTGTCTTACTTACAGAGCCAAGTGAACTCTTTTCTAACTTAAGAACGGTAGCTGTCTTATCAACACCGGCTGAAGTCTTAACAACAAGAGGATTATAAATATTGCTCTCAACTGCCTTATGACCAAGAACAAGGCCAATCCAATCTGTTTTAGTGTCAGAGAGGTCAGAATAGCGAGCGCCAAGCGTAGCTCTAAAAGCAGCATCACTACCGCCAAGGAACCACGAAGGGCTTGTACCTTCGCCGTCATCTCCTTCAATGTCATCAATATCTGCAGCGAGTTCAGAGACAGCAGGCACTGTTATTGTGCCCATCATGCAGGGACAGACTGGAAGACGAAGAGTGTGGTCCTGACCAGTCCAGAACGTTGACTTGTTCTCACGACGATAGTTGTGGAAACGAAGCTTATTGGGCTGCGTACCATCACCACCGGCCCAAGCATAAACCACGTTAGCAGCTACACCAATTGGACGAGAAATGAAATCAGCACAAGTCTCATGGGCGCGAATAAGGCCACGAGCTTTGAGGGCATCGGTGACATCGAGCTTGCTATAGGGCTTTGTTACGCCTGACAACTTGTTCGTGCCAGTGACAGGGAGACCAGTCGTAAGGTCTTCAATACCCTCAGCCTCATCTTCCCAGGTGTATTCAAGAATAGTGGTGCCATTGCTGGCGTCCTTCCAAGCAAGACGAATACCGGCAGGAACAAGACGACCCACGGTGCCTTGGTTAATCGATGACATTGAATTGTCATTAGTAAGGCTTTCACGCGTAAGAGCTACAAGCTTACCAGGCATAATAACAACCTTGTCCGTAAAGACGTGGCGTTGGTAGTCGTAAGTGAAATAGCCATAATCTGGGTTATCAGTGCCAGTGCTGCTGATAGGAAGCCAAGCCGCAGCGGCAAGGTCATTCTGAGGAGCAACCGTATCGCCGTGCGTAGGGGCAATAATCGGCTTACCGTAATCGACATCTCTAAACTTTCTGTATGTTGCCATAATTTTATCTCCTATTTAAGTGAGTTAAGCTTTAACTTCTAGTGGGTCAAACTTTCTTGAGACAAACCCAGATCTAATTTGATCAATAAGATATGTCTCAGCTTTATTTATATCATGATTCCGTAATTCCTTATACCTAGTGGCAACACGAACCTGTGTTGGTGTCCAATATTGTGTTGTGGTATCTAGGGCATCTTCAATAGTTGTAACATCAAGTTTCTTACCAAGCTCCTTGCTTGAAGTTTCTGCTGAGTCAGTAATCATTACTTCTTCAGCTTGCTCTTGTTCGACCTCTGTGACTATAGCTGAGTCTTCAACCTGCAAGTCAGCTGTGGTCTCAGCAACGACTGCAACAGCAGTCTCGTCTTCCGCAGCAGAAGTCTCTACTGCAGTATCCTCCACTAAACTTGGAGCAACAACGCTTGAGCTAAGCTGCCAGTCCCATTTCTGATGCATATCAATTCTGCTTGCGCAGAAATCGGCAATACCTTGTTCGTTTGCAGCATTAGCAACATCAAATGCTTTCTTGTACATGTCTACAAGCATAGCATTCTTAGCCATAAGGTCACTCGCAAGGTCTGAGGCAGTAGTAGCTGTTGAGTCATCTTGAATTACCGCAGCACCAAGCATAGCACTTAGTGTCTTAGGGAAACCACCAAGCTTACGGATACTCTCAGCAAGAGGATCAATTGATCCATAGACATCATCATATACATCGCCAAATAAGTCATGGTACTGATGAAAGTCTGTACCTCTTACATTCCAGTGTGCACGCTGAGCGGCAGCAAAGAAAACTGTAACATTAGCAAGCACGTCTTGGAGAAACTCCACTACGGACTCTGTTGTTGCTGATTCTGTCATTGTATTCTCTTCCATTTATTCCTCCAAAAGGATTAGGTATTAGATATTAAATATATTACTTCTTAGACGACTTTGGATGACCCTTTGGTAAGAGATCAGTATCAAAAGCTTTTCTCTTGAAATTTCCACCTCTTACTGCATATAAGAAACCGTTAACTCTTGCAAAAGCCCATTGCTCAGCGCTTGCAACGTTAGGACGGACACTACTAGGGTTTGTTTTGTACGCGC